CAGCGGGGCCGAGCGGCAGATCGCGGGTGTCCCCGTATCGCGTGTTGGCTATCGCATAGTTGTGCGGGGTGCGCCCGAGGGCTCGTCGATGCGGCCTGCGCCGGATCAGCGGTTTCGTGAGGGCAACCGCCGCTTCGTGATCCGGGCGATTGCCGAGCGCGACCCGCTTGGACAGTTTCTGACCTGTTTTGCAGATGAGGAGGTGGCGGCATGAGTTATGGCGTTTCGGCTGCTTTGCAGGCGGCGGTTTACCAGCAGTTGTCGGCGAATTCAGATGTCGTGACGTTGTCTGGTGGGGCCATTTACGACGCGGTTCCGGCAGGTGCAGTGCCGCAAACCTATGTGACGCTGGGCCCGGAAGATGTGCGCGAGGCCTCAGACAGGTCAGGTGCAGGGGCGGTGCATCGGTTCACGGTATCTGTCGTGTCAGAGGTCGCTGGGTTTGGCGCGGCCAAGACGTTGGCGGGGGCGGTATGTGATGCGCTGGAGAATGCGCCACTGACCTTGGACCGGGGCCGCCTGGTTGGGCTTTGGTTCGAACGGGCCTCAGCCAAGCGCACTGGAACCGGAGGTGCTGTGCGCCAGATCGATCTGAGATTCCGCGCCCGCGTGGAAGACAATTAAGCAATCATTGGAGAGAGCATATGGGTGCCCAGAACGGTAAGGACCTGCTGGTCAAACTGGATATGAACGGCTCGGGGCTGTTCGAAACCATCGCGGGGCTGCGCGCCACACGGGTCAGTTTCAACGCCGAAAGTGTGGATGTCACCAGTCTGGAAAGTCAGGGTGGTTGGCGCGAGTTATTGTCCGGGGCGGGGGTTAAATCTGCTGCGATTTCGGGCTCGGGAGTGTTCAAGGACGAAGTTACTGATGAGCGCACCCGGCAGCTTTTTTTTGACAGCG